ATTCGCCGTCGTGCTCTTGCCGCCCAGCGTGACGACATCGTAATTGTTCTCGCCGGCCGCGATCGCGATCTTGTAGAGGCCCTTCAGGTTCGTCGCGTCCACCTCGACCGGAGCGGCGGCCGGGGCGAATTCGGCCCCGTCGCCCACCAGGCGCAAGAAATGGTTGGTCGCGTCACCTGCCTGGCCGCTATTGGCCGTCGTATTCCAGGCGACGTACTGCATGGTGATCGCCGCACCCTTGATCGGCATCGTTACGCCACCCTGTTGAAAAAGAGAGGAATGGGACCACTCGTCAATGTGATCATCGGCCCCGCCTGGATCACCGGCTCCGTCGCCGCGTAGGGGCGAACGGCAATCATGCGCGAGTACGAGCCCGCCGATGCGGTGTTCGTGTAAGGGTCGCCGCAGTATGCCACACGACCCACTGCAAAGGCTTTGATCGACGCCTTGGGCACCGATACCCGCATCAGTTGGGCGCCGGTGTCGGCGTAATACGCCGAGAGCCAGAAATTGGTCCCGTCGTCCTGAATCTGTGCGATCACCTCGCGATTGAGGTCGGTCACCACGGCGTAATTGCTGCTGGTCGGAGTGAAGCTCGTCCCGTTGTAATACTGGAAGGTGCCGCCGGTGTCCTGGTAACTCGCATCGATTGCGCCCACCGGCCCGTTGCTGGTGGCCGCGAACGTGGCACGGCGCACGGCACAGCGCAGGTTGACGCTGAACGTGCCGGACGCCGCCGGCACTGGCACGGAGGCCCCATCATAGAGCGCCAGGAGTACGGAGCGGCTGTCGCTCGATCGGTGCGTGGTCAGGCCGCTTCGGCGTTCCAGCGTGAACGTGCCCGGATCGAGCACCACGCCCGCCAGCCCGCCGTCGGTCGGGTCGGGAGAATCGAGCACCCCGAGCTGGCCGGTTACCGGATAGATCCGGTGAATATTGCCGTATCCATTCGTGTTGTCCGATGCGGCGTAGTCCTGCAGATGCATGATCCAGTTGCCGGCCGGGTCCAGCGCGAACTGGCTCGCCTCCTCGCCGAAATTGGAAGGGTTGTTGTTGCGGCCGAAAATCGGCGCGGAGCTGTCGGGTGTAAATGGCCCGTTCTTGGCCGAGGCGGACCACCAGCCGCCCTGGCCGTTGAACGTCGTGATGTCGCTGCCCGAGCCCTGGAACCCCTGCGCGAAGATCAGGTAAGACGAGCCGGGCACCATCTCGTAGAATTTGGGGTTGGCGCACCCGTAAGTCGTGAATGGGGCCGACCCCAGGCCGTTGATCAGGTAGGAACCCCCGTTCATGCACACCCACGAACCCGTCGACGCATCGGGACTTGTCCAGCCATAGAGGGACCAGGGATAGGTGGTGCCGGTCGCCGGTCGGACCTCGCACACCATCACGAATGTGCCATCGGCGAGCTGGCTCACGCTGGGAACGCCGCTGAGATTGACGGCGCCCGTCGTGATGCCACACGCTCCGCTATTGACGACCGTGCCGGCCCGCGTCCACGGCCCCATGATGTTCGTCGCCGTCGCCAGGCCCACGCCATTGAGGGCGACCACCGAGCTATTCGCCGTGTACCACATGCGATAATCGGTTGCGCCGAACCTGAGCACCGTGCCGCACCGCCCGCCCGCGTCGTCATAGGTGCCGGCCGCGCCCATGTCGAGCGCCAGCGTGTGATTGGTCCAGGTCAGCCCGTTGTCGGCCGACTGGCAGCGATAGGTGTTCGCAAGCGTGAACGCGGTCCCGGTCCAGTTCATATTTGCGTAGTAACCGATCCAGTTCCCCGATCCATCGGTCACGATATTATGGCGCAGGTCGGTGACGATATAGAAATCGCGGACGACCGTATTCCCGTTCGTGGTGCCCAGGATGGCAGGCGTTTGCGAGCGACGGAACACGGCCCTGTGGCGCGGGTCGGTGATGCCCCCGGACTTGGCGTACTGACGGGCGAAGGCATTGCCGGTGACCTGGGTCGTCATGTCCCCCCAGCCGGTGTCAAAACCAGTCCCGTGCGTGAAGACGTTGGCGAAATTCGAGACGGCCGCCGCCGCCGCGTTGCCGTAATAGAGATTGTGCGTGTGGCTGGTCAGCAGTGCCCGGTAATAGAGCGTGGCCGTCTGGGCCACGCTATCGTAATCCATCAGCCACGAGGGTAGCACCGCGCCCGCCGTCTCGTCGTAGACGCGGAGGTCCGACCCGTCGCTCTTCGCCAGCGAGAAGTCGAAATTCGCCGACGTGAGCGCCAGCCGGCAGACGAACCCCGCCAGCGATCCGCCCGTGCTGTCGGTGAGCGCCCGCTTGTAGATCCACGCCGGCAATGGCCCCTGCGCCAGCGCCAGATAGGTGACCGGCGGCGGATTGGTGAGCGTCCCCGAATTCGTCCCCGTGAGCGTGACGGTCCCCGGCGCGGTCGGCGTGATCGGGAACGTCTGCGGCGCGGCCGATCCGCTGAATGTGAGGACGATAGGCGTGGAGAGTCCCCCGCCCGATGGCGTGATGGTGATCGTGCCCGTGTAGGACGTGAGCGGCGTCACCGTGAAGTTGCCGCTGGGGCTGTTGACAACACCCATCGCGAGAGGGGGCGCGGTCAGGGTGTAGCTGAGCGAGTTGACCGTGGCCGTCGCCACCGCCGTCTGGCCGGTGTCGCGCCCGCCCGTCGCGGTGATCGTCGCCGTGCCGACCCCCACGGCGGTCACCAGCCCCGAGCTGCTGACTGTCGCGACCGCCGGGTTGGAGCTGGACCAGGTGACCCCGAAGAGCGGATCGGTGAACCCGCCCGCCGTGAGCGGCTGGGTCTGGCCGAGGCTCGTCAGCGTGAAGGTGGGCACGTCGACCGAGGGCACCGCCGGCCCGATGTACCAGTTGTCGAGGTTGAGCGATACGCCGTCGCTGCAAACCAGCGCCCAGCCGCCCGCCACCGTCGTCGTCGTCGCCGTCCCCGCGGAGCCCTGGGGCGTACTGGACCATGAGCCCGTCCCCGTGTTGACAAAATATTGCCCGGTATCCTGGCGCACGACGCGGCAACTGATCGCCGTACCGTTGCAGCGCAATTCCACGCAGACCCATACCCCCGATGGCACGCTCACGCCCGATATCGCCGTGTTCAGGGGGGTGACCGTGCCGGCCTTCTTCTGCCGTACGGTGATGCCCGTCGTCGTGAATATGCAGCCTATCCAATCGGTCCACGATGTGACCGGCGTATTGGCGGGGAGGATTCGCGTGAATAACTGGAGGTTGGGCGACGTGTCGCCGGCCAGGAAATACAACGTGAACGTCACGCCGCCGATGAGCGTGTCGGCGGTGTTGGAATAGATCGGGTGCGTGACCCCCAGGCTGGTCAGCTTGAGCGAGTGCGTACCCGTGAGCGCGTTCGCGCCCGCGGTGTCGATCGCATACACGGAGTCCTGGTCGACGAGCTCCGGGCACGCCGTGCCGAGCGTCGAGCCGCCCTCGAAATCCTGCCTGTAGATGGGGTAGGTCATATCAAGTCGTGAGAATCTTTCCGGTAAGCCGGGCGGCAACGGTCGTGGTGACATAAAACGCCGTGACGTTCGCCGTGAACGGATTCGGGAAGTAGGCCGCCGACTTCGACCATGAAAGCGGCGTACCCGGCTTGAGCACGATCGTATTGACCGGCGAGGAGCCGCTGTTGGTCTCGATGGTCAGGCCCTTGTCCGAGACCAGGAAGATCGACTGCACGTTCGCCGCCGTGAAGGCGATCGCCTGGAGCTGGTCCGTCAGCGAGGCCCCGTACTGGTTATCGAAGGTCAGCTCCGTCGCCCCGACCTCGGACTGGACACCGGACAGGGGAGTGCCCCCGGAGTCGCTGGAGATCGCGAACGTCAGCTTGTGAGTCGTGCTCAATTGACGGCTTCCTCACACGTAAATAAGGCCTGGCGGTTGCGCTCTTCCATGTTCTGGAAGGCCAGGATATTGAAGACCCGGCCGTCCTTGCCGAGCACGAATCGCATCGTCGGCCTGGGGGCGAAGGACGCCCCCTGCCAGCGACAGGAGATGACGTGCGTGGCCGTGGCCCACTTCTGCTGGAAGTTCACCAGCTCCTGGCCCCGCAGGAATCGCACCTCGGCCGAGAACGTCTGGATGGTCTGCCAGCTCTTGACCGGCTGGCCGTACGTGTCGATCGTCTCGATCTGCGCCTGGAGCGACACTCGCTGGCGGTACTTACCGACCTGCTGCGCGCGGATCACGGATAGTCGCCCCAGCCACCAGGCGCGAGCAAGGCTCGATAGAGCGGGTTGCACTCGTACGCCTGCGTGGCGCTCATCTCGCGATTCTCGTACAGCTCGGCGACCATCAGCTTGATCGCCGTGCGGATCGGCTCGGGAACGTCGGTTGCAGCCGGACCGTAACCGCAGGTGTAACGCGCCGTGATCGCGTCGGGCTGAGTCCGCGTCAACGGCCAGGTGTGGCCGAAGGCCGGATAGATCCGGCCCGGAGCACCCGGTAAAATCTGGTAGGTCGAAGGATCAAGCGTCTGCAAGGCCCCGGCCTGATCGATGTAGGTGAGCGAGGTCACGGACACGAGGTCCGGGTTGTCAATCTGGATGTGATAATACGGGTACATATAATAGGCAGGTGTCTGGGGAAGCATGCTGCCGTAGTACCACGAGCCTGGATAGATCCAGGTGCCCGGCCAGGCGTCGAGGTAGGTTTCCCACACCTGATCGACGAACGCCCGCCGCAGCTCGTGCTCGCACACGAGCCGGCTGGCCGTGATGAGGCTCGTGACGAGCGCGTCATCGTCGGGATACTCGATTCGCGCGTGGGCCTTCGCCTCGTCGAGCGAGACCGGTTCCACCGCGGGGCCAGTGATGAGCTTGTTCCGCTGCACTACTTATTGTGGGCCTTGTGCTCGACCTTGACCGTTTCCTCGGCGTGCGGATGCTTCGCCGTGGTCGTCTGCGGGCGGACGGATCGCCTGCCGAATTCCCCCGCCTGCTCGTCGATGGGAGTCCTCGGCTCCCGCTCGGGCTGCTCCGACTCTTTCGGTTCCTCGTACTCCACGGCATTCCCGCCGTCGATCAGCTCCCTGGCTTCCTTGGCGGGCAGGTCGAGGATGGCCCCGGCGTCGTGATGGATGTCAGGGCCGGCGATCACGGACAGAAGTTTGACCTTCATGATGCCTGCTTTCTCGAATTCGGTTAGACTAAGAATGGAGCCGGGTCGGCATGGGCGGAACCGGAACAACCTCCAAACCCATGACGGGCGGGTTCCCCCCGCCCGGTTTCTCACGCCAACTTCAGCCGCGCGAACGCCTCCTCTAAAACGGGACTGCCGTCTACCCATCGGCGAGCGATGAACCCGAGCTGATTTGTAGCTGCGTACAATTCTACAAGTCTTTGCACGAGCATCTCCTGAACCTGGGCGATGCGGTAGAACTGGAAGCAGCCGAGCACGGCCACGTAAAGCCCGGTCGTGAAAACGTTCGGAGCGTATTCGCTCATATAGTACGGGATGTCGAGGATGCGGTCAGGCGCGCCACCAGTTAATCCCGGCTGCCAGATGTATTCGAGGTCGTTGCCCCCGGTCGTACTCGCCACCTTGAGCTTGCGAGCCCGCGAGACGAACCCACGGGAGACGATCCAGGCCGTGGCCTTGTGCTGCTGATAGCCTTGCTTGAGGCTGAACTTGACGTTGATCAAGTCGTCTCCGGTGAACGCCGTGGTCGAGGACGCCGTGATATCGCGGGCCACGCTGATGCCGTTCGATGAGGCCGTGAAGACGCCCAGCGGTTGACCGGTCCCGGTCCCCGCGATGTAAGCCTTCTCTTCGGTCACGCCGAATTTATACGCCAGCTCCTGGTTGATCTCGTTCTCGGCGTCCGTGGACAGGAGCAGCGTGCGCAGCGAGACAAGGGCCAGCTTGGAGAGCAATTGCGGTTCGAGGTCGCGACGATCGAAGGTCATGCTCGTATCTTCGGTAACCGCCTGCACCTCCGTCGTCCAGTTGGCATCACCCATATCGGTGATGCGCTTCCTGATGCCCAGCTTCTGGGCATTGGTCACGGTCGTCACCGAGCCCGACGCCTCGCAGAGCTGGCGGATGTAGACCTGATCGGTGATCAGGCGCACGATGTCGGCGCTGATCTCAACGGGCGTGATCAGGAAGCCGCCCTTGCTCGGTGTGCTGATCACGGTGTCGCGAAACTCCGTGTGCTCGGCCCTGGCCAGCTCGGCGCGCAGCTCTTGCTTGATCTCGCCCGAACGGAGCCAGTGCCGCCACGCGCCCCGTTTCTTGACCTGCATTTCCTTGCTGGTCGATTCGGTTTCCCTGCGGTCTCGCACCTCAAGATCAAGGGCCGGCGTGGTGCGTGGGATCGGCGTGTCCAGGTCGCTCTCGGC